GAGCAGGTAACTACAGAAGACTTAGTGTACTCTTGGGATTTTAATAAAAATGAATTTGGTTATTATAATATAGAAAAAGCGTGGACTAAAAAACAACCAATAAGAGTATTTGTAGAAACAGAAAGTGGTAAATCAGTAGAATGTTCAGATACACACTTATTTTATCATCCTGATTATAAAGACCAAGAGATTTGTATAAAAGATTTAAATGTTGGTGATATAGTTTATTCTTTAAATGATGATGGTGAAATATTTGAAGATCCAATTAGAAATATTACTACATATGATGATGAAGAAGTAGAAGTTTATAACTTTAATGTTCCTAAAATTTATTCTTATATAACAAATAATATTATTTCTCATAATAAAGAAAAATATGAAAGTGAAGCATCAGACCCACTTAAAACACAATTTGAAATGAATCTTGCTTCTCCTGAAACAGACTTTTTTGAAATAGAAACAGATCAGACAGGTGAATTTTTTAAGAAAGAAATGTTGGGTGCAGACTTAACAATATTCCCAAATACAGGTTCTACAGATATGGATACACTAAATAAACAAGTTCCAGCTGATAGAAGATTTATTATAAAACAACAACCATTAGTTACTAAGATAAGAAAAATTGGACCTAATGGTAGAGTTATTATTCCTGATATAAAAGGATTGATGGTTACAAATAGATTGAACGCACATAAAGATGTTGTATTTAGTGAGTACCAAGATTTTGGTCCAGCTACTCAATATAGTATGAGTTACCAAAAGCCAGTAACGGCATCATTTAGAGTTATAAATAAAAAATCAAAAGTTAAGCTTAATCTTACACAACTAAGACCATATTCGGGAGAAATTCGCAAAGTTAAAGTTTATTATAAAGTTGCTGGTCAAGTTGGTGGTTATCAAGAATTAGCTGAGATTAAAAATCTTAGAGCACCAGAATTATTAGCAGACCCATCAGTACAATTTCATCTTGAAAATATTGGTGTTTTCGCTCACCCAAATCAAATATCTAAATATTGGTTTAGTAGACAAGGAGAAAATGCTGGTTTCTATAAAGGTATAGATTCTTCAACACCAACTGCAGGATTAACTCATACAGTTGCACCATATCCTAATTCTATGAGAATATCAGGTTCTAACTATCCATATAATAGTGTAGTTTCATCATTTCATAAACATCCAATGAAATTTGTAGCTGGAACTGAATATGCATTGACATTTAATTTAGCAGGTATTAAAAAGAATAAACAACATACACCTGAAAACGCAGCGGCTACAGGAGATACATCAGAACAAGGAGCTAAAATAAGATTTTATCTAAGTGGTTCTTCATTACAAGCAGATGATGGTTGGGGACACTTACTTGGTGTTATGGAATTAGATACATATGGTGCTGTCTCTGAATCTTTTGATAAAGTAGAACATAATTTTATTGCGGAAAATAATGGTGATGGTAGATTACAATTAGTAGCTGAATCTGGTGAGTGGTATATAAATGATATAAGCTTTAAACCTATGATGGAAAGTGGATTTAGTCCTGATTTTACAGCATTTGTAGAGAATACACCAAAATTAAGTCAAAGAAATGCTCTACTAGAATATTATGCAGAGTTTTATGATTGTAATAATAATTCATCAGATTTGTTGGCAATAGGACAATCACCGAAAAGATTTGAAGGTTCATCAACAATTGTAGAGGGAGTTGATAATACAATATCTGGTTCATTATTTTTAGGTGGTGATTCTGAGGGTTCAGGTATAGAAATACATGGTGGTTCTTCTTATGTAAGAAATGTTGGTTATGTGGGATACTATAGTGCTTCTCAAGCACAATCTATAGATACTCCTGAATTAGGTAAAGCAGGATTTATGTTTTGGAGTGGTTCTCTCTTAACAGATAGAACGGATGAATATAATCAAGGTGATGTAGGATTTGAAATACATGGTGGACCTGGAGTAAAAGATGGAACTGCAGGTGCTATGAGATTCCGTTCTTCAACTGGTAAACTTGAGGTTACAGGTTCTATTGTAGCAACCGATGGACATTTTCAGAAAAACTTTAGTGTAGGAACTGGTTCAGCAGCTATAGAAATATCTTCATCTAAACACATAATGAAGACAAAGAGTTGGGGTCATCCAACATCAAGTAAAGGTTGGGCTATAAGTGGTAGTGGACAAGCATACTTCCAAGAGGGTTACATTGGTGGTTGGCAGATTAAAACCATAGATGAGGGAACTACTACTGAGAGAGCTGTTATAAGTGGTTCTAACATTACACTTGATGCAGATGGTGCTGGTTTATATATGTCTAACAAAGGACCAGGCTCAGACTCATCAAATACTTTTTCAACTTTAGCAGATGAATATTATTTAGATTTTACTCCTGATACAGGTTCAGCAGTTTCAAGTTCTGGTTTTTATGTTTCTTTTGGACCTAAATTTAAAATTGATAAAGATGGTGTATTATTCGCAAGTGGTGCAAAATTTGTTGGAACAATAACTGCAAGTGCAGGTTTACTTGGTGGATTCAATATAGGTTCAGCTTCTATGTTTAGTCAGGGTGGAACTGAAGGGATGCCAAACTTTTTCTTTAGTGGTTCTGCAATTGGTTCTTCTTTTAATAAAGGAAATTTATTTATATCTTCAAGTGGATTCCAAGTAAATAGTTCAGGCTCTATCAAAGCTTTGTCAGGACAAATCGCAAGTTGGGATATTAGTGGTGATACAATTTCTAGCCTTAATGGTTCTGGTAAAGGTATTATACTTGACGCGGATGCATCAACACCAATTATTACAATTAAAGAAGATAGTAGTAATAAGATAGAATTATATCACACTACTGACTCTGATTGGGGTCTTAAAGGAATTTCAAGTGGTGATACTCTGTTTCGATTAGGAAATACAAATACGATTTCTGGTTGGGAATTAACTGAAAATTATATTAGTAAAGCACTTGCTGGTCATTCTACAACTGCTACTTCTAGAATTTACTTATCGGTTGAGGCTGATAATCAAACTCAAAATATTCAACAAGGTTTACATATATACAGAGATGATGATGATACAACCGATGGTCATGTAAAGATAGTTAGAGTTGGTGGATTAAGTAATGATAGCACTTTGCACCACAATGATGATTATGGTATCCAAGTAATAAAAAAGGATTCAGATAATAATTACTCCAACATTTTGTATATTGGTAAGTCTACCCAAACAATATCAGGTTGGACAATAGGTACAGATAGTTTATCAGCCGGAAGTGGTGGTAGTACAATTAAATTAATCCCAGGTACAGGTATTCAAATGGGTCATGGAACTTTTGGAAGTGCACCATTTAGTGTTACAAATGCAGGTGTATTAAAATCTACATCAGGAACAGTTGGTGGATGGACATTAAGTGCAAGTGATTTATCAGCTGGAAGTGGTGGTAGCACAATTAAATTAATTCCAGGTACAGGTATTCAAATGGGTCATGGAACTTTTGGAAGTGCACCATTTAGTGTTACTAATGCTGGTTTCCTTTCAGCTACTTCAGGTAAAATTGGTGGTTGGAATGTTGGTTCAACTATGATATCTTCAAGTAATTTAAATATATCTTCAACGGGTTTACTTGAAACTTCAGATTATGCAAGTGGATTTAAAGGTTGGAGAATATCATCTCAAGATAATGGTTTTGCAGAATTTGAAAATGTAAGAATTAGAGGAACACTTAAAACTGCTGTATTTGAGAAAGAAACTGTAAATGCAGTTGGTGGTCAGTTATATGTAGCAAACTCAACTACAGTTACAGGTTCAAATGATGTTGGAATTAGTGATACAGTTATTCAAGTAGCAAATGCTAGTGGTTTTGCAGCAGGTGAAGTTATTACAGCAAAGAAAGTAACTGCTACAGGATTTGGTACAGAATATATGTTAGTTCAGAGTGTTGCAAGAGTAGATGCTTCAAGTGATACAAATATGAGTGGTAGTCTTACTGTGGTTAGAGCATATGGAAAAGTAGCTGATAGTGGAAGTGGTGGAAGTGGTTCTTTGGGTGGATCACCAAGTGCATCACAAACATATGGACCTGGTCAAGTTATTGTATCGACAGGTAAAATCGATACTGGTTATATAAGATTAAATGCAAATCCAAATGATATAGCAACACCATATATGGATATTGTTGAAAGGACTGGTAGTGGTGTATATGATGTAGACTTGAAAGTAAGACTTGGTGATTTGAGTGGATTGAGTTCTGGAAGATTAGCTGCAGTTTCAGCACCAGCAGATCCTGGCTTTGGTCTTTATACAGATAATGTATATCTAAAAGGTGCTATAACAGCAACTACAGGTTCTATCGGTGGTGTTAAAATGCAATCAAGTAAATTGTATGTTGGAACAGGTACTCAGAATAATTCTAATACAGGTTTTTATCTTGATAGTAGTGGTAATTTTTCTCTTGGTGATAAATTAACTTGGGATGGAAGTAATTTAGATATAACAGGTACTATAACTTTAACTGGTGGTCAATCACTTGGTGCTAAGGCATACTATTCAGCAAGTGCACCATCAGCATCAGGAGAGGGTGATATATGGTATGATAGTGATGATGGTAATAAACCATATATAGCTACAGGTTCAGGAGTTAATAAGTGGCAAGAAGTTGCAGATGATACTATAGCAACTGCTCAAGCAGCTGCTACTAGTGGTTCATCACAAATTGATACGATGAATTCAAGAGTTGTATTGTCTTCAGCAGGTATGGCATTAAAAAATTCAAGTGGAACTACATTAGCAGATTATGGTGCAGATGCAACAATTGGTAAAACATCTGGTACAAATAGAAATGTTTATATAGATTCTGATTCTGGTGTACAAATAAGAAGAGGTACTCAAGTATCTGCTTCGTTTGGTGCAGAAACAATTACACTTGGTCCAACTACTGGAAGGCATGTTAGTATTGATACAGATTCAGTTGATATGAAAACAGCTAGTACTACTCATGCAACATTCGGATCTACTTCTGTAATTGGTACATCAACTGATAAGGTAACTATTAGTGATAGCGGAATAACTATAAGGGAAAATAATGTTGATACTATACAACTATCAAGTGGTGCAGTAATTGTTGGAGAAGTTGGTTCAAGTAAATCAAATGTTCAGATTACAAGTGGTGCAATTAATTTAAGAAATAATACCACCAATAAAATGACGCTTGCAGCAGACGGAAGTATTACAATAGGTAGTAATGTTTCAATTGCTGCGGATGGAACAGCAGAGTTTGATGGTTCAATTACTGGTGGTTCGTTAAGTATAGGTAGTAGTAATAGTATTTTGAGAGTAGATACTGATGGAGATTTATGGATAGGACACGCAACTCAAGGTTCAGCACCATTTCAAGTTACTAAAGATGGAGCAGTTACTGCAAGTAACATAACAATTACAGGTGGTGGTTTGTCAATCGGTAGTAGTAATAGTATTCTGAGAGTAGATACTGATGGTGATATGTGGATTGGACACGCTACACAGGGTTCAGCACCATTTCAAGTTACTAAAGATGGTGCGATGACTGCAAGTAATATAACTATTACTGGTGGTTCACTTAATATTAATAGTGTTTTCCAAGTAAGTAGTGGTGGTGCAATAACTTCAACAAGTGGAACTATAGGTGGATGGACTGTTGCTTCAACACTATCAGCAACAAATATATTGTTAGACCCAAGCACACCAAAAATAACATTAGGTAGTAAAGCAACATTAACCGATAGTAATACAGGTCTTTATTTAGGAACTGATGGAATTGCACTTGGTGCAAGTTCAGTATTCAAAGTTACTCACGAAGGTGCACTTACTGCAAAAAGTGGAACTGTAGGTGGATGGACATTAGCTGCTAGTACACTTCAAGGTGGAGATAAAGTTTTATTAGATCAAGGTAATTCAAAAATTGTAATTGCTGATGATGTAACGGATATTGATGAAGGTTTGACTATATCTTATGGAACTGCACAAGTTGGTGATGGGTCTACAGCTAATAAATGCCACATCATAGCTGGTACTGATACAGATATGGCTATTAATGTGGATTATGAAAATGACCTTTATGTAACACCTGGTAGATTAAGACATTGGTATGTTACTTCAGCTGGTGGTCATGATTCAGATCCGTCAGCTGATGGTATTGGTGGAACTTGGCTAGGTGGAGCAGAAGGAACTTGTGGTCCTAGAAGATATGATGCAGGTATAATGGGAATTAGTTCTAATTTAGGTGGTAATTTAGCTGACAATGAAGTAAATGCTTCAGTAATTGGTTCAAATAGTAGAGGAGCTGGTGGTGCTGCAGCTGTGGGTGTCTTTGGTATTGTAAATAGAGGACACGTTGCTGGAGTTCTTGGTGAATGTGTTGGTGGATCAACTGGAGATAAAAGTGATTGGCAAGAAAATAATACTGCTGGTATGTTTCGTGGTGGACCTCTTATTGTAGGAAATGCTTGGACAGGAAGTGTTTCAGAACCAAGTGATACTGATCACGATTATTGTTTTATAGCATATCCAAGAACTAAATTTAGTGCAACTCACGAAAATAGAGTAGGTATTAATATAAAAAATCCAAGTTATGCATTACACGTAACTGGAGAAATTTACGCTACAAGTAATATAACAGCATATTCTGATAGAAGATCTAAGAAAAATATAGAATTTATTTCTGGTTCATTAAACTTAATAAATCAATTAAGAGGTGTTAGATTTGATTGGAAAAAGCCTGAAGAAATAGCGCCAGATAGATATGGTAAAAGCTTAGTAGATAATCCAGTAGGAAGACAAGTAGGTATGATAGCACAAGAAGTTCAAAAAGTTTTACCTGAACTTGTAGAAGAAGATCCTCAATATGGAGAACTTTCTTTAAAATATTCAAATTTAGTTGGTGTTTTAGTTAATGCAGTCAATGAACTTACAGATAAAGTTAACAAACAAGAAAAACAAATAAAGGAGTTACAAAATGGCTAAAAGTCAATATTCAGGATCAATACCATATGGTTGGTATCCTGATTGGTTAGTAAATTGGTATACTGGATCTCAGAGTGTAGATTTAGAACAAACATTAGAAGTTTTTAATACTGTTTATCCAAAGACAGGATCTAAACATTTTAGAGATTATATTTTACTTAATGTAACATCATCTTGGAATAGTACACAAAAAGAAGAAATGTATGAATTATACCTATCATCTTCTATGCAGGGAGAGTTTAGCGGCAGTTTAGGATTATAAAATGACACTACCAAGTTCAGGAACATTATCTGTTGGAATGCTTAACTATGAAATCACACATGAACCAGCAGGCACCGTTACTACAAGTAATGTAGCTAGTTCTAATGACGATGGAATAAATCCAGATATAAGTGCACTTTCGCAACATTATTCAGCAAATGCTGATCAAGAAGGAAGTACTTCAAGAGCTAATTTACTTGCATCACCATATGGAATGAATGAGTTTTATAGTTATGCTATGAGTAAATGTATTTTAGTTGGAACTGAAATACTTATGGCAGATGGAAGTATCAAGTTAGTTGAAAATTTACTTATAGATGATGAAGTGTGTTCAGCAGTAATGCCTGATATGACAGAAGAGAATTATAGAGAATATAGTATAGAAAATTTAGATGGTTTTACAAAAGATGTGGGTTTGGTAAAACAATTAACATTTGATTTTAAAACTAGACATTGGTTAGTAAATGAAAAATATAAATCTACAGGAAAACACGCAGTATTTGTTTGGAAAGATAAACTTCAAACATTTGAGTGGTGGCAAGTAAAAGATTTAGAAATAGGAGATAAAATGGTTACTTCAAATTTTGAATTAGAAGAAGTTACAACAATGGAAAAGATGCATGGTGATTTTGAAATAGTAACTCTTGGTTTAAGAAATATACACACATATTTTGCAAATGGTTACTTATGTCATCAGTAAAATTAATTGCAGGAACAATATCAATAAAATACGATGTTTATTATAGTACAGGTGGAGTTTCTAATATAGGTGGTGGTTCTGATGTTTGGGTTACACATTGGATTAAAGAGATAGCACCCAAATTAAATAAACCTTTTTTTCTATTAATAGATAGAAATAGATTAGATACAGATAAAGATATAAAATATTTTCCTTATAGTACAATTTGTGTAGAAGCAATTTATAGAAATCATCCAGATTTTTATACAATACTTGATGGTGCAGAAAAGATTCATATACTTCATAGTTATTATGAACCGACAAAGGTTATATTAGATAATGCAGATAAGATAGAATCTAATGTGATGCATTGCTCTCTTTATAAATCATTAAGAGCACATAAAGATTTGGGTTTATCTTGGTTAAAACATTTTTCAGCAGATGATAGTTGGGAAAAAGAAATGTTAAGTATAGCTAAGAAAACTATATGGATAGGTTTAAGTGATACTGAGTATCATAAAGATTATAATATCATAGATATACCAAATTTTTATGAATTTAAGGGAAATGGTAAAGCAGTAGAAAGTAATACAGTTGGTTTTTGTTCAAGAATGGAAACAAGAAAAGCACCACATTTTTTAGAAGACATACCATCTTATTTTTTTACAAGAGTAGATCATTTTCAAGAATGGAAAGAAAAATTAAATTTAAAATTTAATAAATCAAGGTTATATCAATATAGGTGGGAAAAATTAGAAAAATTCCTACAAAGAGATGATTGGGGTATATCTCATTCAGCTCATATATACGAACCATTTGGTTATAGTATATTTCAAGCAGTTGATTATGGGAAAATACCTATACTATCAGAAGATTGGTTACATGAGATAGAATATCCATTTAGAGCTTCTACAAAAGAAAAATTTGAAGAGTGTTGGAAACAAATATGTGAATTAGACATAAATCAAAGACAAGGTTACATTGATTATCTAAAAGATAAATTAGATAGGTATACGGATAAAAAAGAATGGGTTGACAAATATTTAGAAATATATAATTCTTGATATTTATAATTGATAAACTATATATAGGAATAATTAATGGCAACAGATGCAGATCAAAATCTAAGTTTAGGTAAATTAAGAAGAGCTACAGACCCAGCAAATGTATCAGCTGATAACACTGCTAACTCAAAGTTAGCTTCAGATGCTGCTGGATCTACAACTGATAATCAAAATTATAAGATGTCAGATTTTTCAATTTCATCAGTTTCAGCATCATTATCTAAAAGTAAGTTTCACGATGAGGGTACAAATGAAACTGTGAAGTTACAATTTGTTGACGCTGGTTCACGATTTCTTTCAAGAATCGGAAATTGGCATCATAACTTTATTTGGCACGCTATCCAATTATCAGGATCTGCTGGTACAGTTTATAATACTTCTTCAGCAACACAACCAAATTATACAGGTTCGTTTACAGCAGGAGCGATATCTAATAGAACTTCTGGTGTAGCTGGAGATGGTGATGGATCTCCACCTAATTTCTCAGCAGCACACACAAGAGATTTTAAAGTATCTATGTCAGCAGCATATGTTGATGATAGAGAATCAAGTGGATTTAATGATCACGCAACAAATTATAATAAATATATTATTGGTGTTACTCAAGTAGAAGATACATACAATAGTGTTGCTATTACTTGTTTTACACCAGATACTAAACTTACATTAGCAGATGGAACACAAATGGAAATACAAGAATTAGCTATTGGTGATGAACTTCTTTCTATGAGAATGCCAAATGCAAAAACAGAAGATGAACATCCAATGATTGCAAGTGAAGTATCATTTGCTGAATATTGTATAACAGAGTTAGGTGAATCAGAAGTAGTTACATCTAAAATTATTAATATGTTCTTTGATTTCTCTGATAGTTATTTTGTCATTAATGGTGATATTAAGGTTACAGGTGAACATCCATTTTTTATTAAAATTCCAGAGGGATTTTATTTAGAAACAGAGGGAAAGGATAGTAAAGAATTTTGGTGTTGGGAATATGTTCGTAATTTGCAAGTTGGTCAAATTATGTATGACAAAGATATGAAAGAAATTTCTATAGATACCATAGAAGAAATAGAGGAAGAAATAGAAATTGTAAATGTAGATGTGGATGGTAACAACACATATTTTGCAGAAAATGTATTAGTTCATAATAAAGGTAGTGAAAGTGCACCAGTATCAAATGCAGCTCACACATTTACGGAAGATCCGGGAGTTGGAGCAACTGCTATTTCATAAAATATAATTTATTTTGGTAATTTTATTATATATTTATATATGACAAAAAGTAGGTTTTAATGGATAAAAAATTAGCAATAATTGTTCCGTATCGTGATAGACGGAAACAATTAGATATTTTCATACCACATATGGATTCCTTTTTAGAAAATAAAGGAATTGATTATCAAATTATCGTAGCAGAGCAAAGAGATGATAGACCTTTTAATAGAGGTCAATTATTTAATTCAGTTTTTGATGTAATTAAAGATGATTTCGACTATTTCTGCTTTCATGATGTAAACCTCTTACCACTAACAGACAATTGTGATTATTCATATCCCGAAAAACCTACTCACTTAGCTTCAATTATAGACGATGAATATATCCCATATGAGGAGTTTATTGGTGGAGTATTTCTAATCAATAAAGAACACTTTGAACAAATCAATGGATACTCTGATGAGTATTGGGGTTGGGGATTTGAAGACAATGATTTATTGCATAGAATGGTTAAGAAAGAATTACCATTAGAAAACTTTATAGATATTTCATCAGTATCAAAAAATTCAAGATATTCATTTGAGCAAATTTATTTACATAACAATTATATAAGAAAAGATTTAAATAAAATTACTCTTGAAAGAAATACTTGTATAGAAATAGAAACTTCAGATTCTATAAATGCTTTAACAAATAAAAGTTTTTCTTTTTCTATATGGGTAAACCCAAAACATAATGATTATGAACAATTTATTTTTACAAGGCCACCTATAGGATTTGGTATAACTTATACTCCAGAAGATAAGTTTAAATTTACTCTTTGGGATGATAAAAATAATGCTTATGTAATAGAAGATTATAGAATACCAAATGAATGGTATCATTTGTGTATGACATATGATAAAGATAGTAAAGAGTTTAAAGCATATATAAATGGTTCTTTAATTGATATTAAAAAAATAACTACATTAGAAGATTTTAAAGATGAATGGTTCTATATTGGTTCAGATTCAGAAAAAGAACATTGTTTTACGGGCGATATTAGTGAAATTTCTTTTTGGAATACTAATTTAAATTTAGAAGATGTTAGAACATTGTATGTGGATAAGATAGAAGATTTAAGATATAATCCATTATTATTTTATAGATGTGATAAGGGTTATGGAAGTTTTATATTAGATGAAACACCAAATGAAAACAATGGAGTTTTTACTACCAACACTAAAAATCCTAATCAATATATAGCAAGACAAAAAGCTGATAGAAGTGGTAAAAATAAGTATAGAGATTGGAATACTGATAGATTTCCCTTTGGTAGTACAGAGAGATTGGCTGTAATAGGTAATAAAGCTAAAATGGTTGGTAACAAATTTATAACTCACGATAAAGAAGAAATAGTATTAGGGAATGATATAAAAGTACCTACACGCAGATTTGGTACATATAAAAGTTTAGATGATGGAAAAGAATTACATTATAAAGAACACATACTTACACAATTAAAATCATATGATCCAGATATATTACAAAATGGGGATATATTTTTTGATGATCTTAGATTGGGTAATATAGATATAGATGATATAGGTTTAAATAATTTAGACTACAAACTTGGTAGTAGAAAAGAATATGAAACAAACCACGAATGGTTAGAAATAATAACATAGGAGTTTTTATGGAAGATAAACAAATGGATAGATTAGTAAAATCTCTTGAAAGTATTGCTACATCTTTACAAACATTGGAAGATACAGTACTTGAACTTGATTTAGTTCAACATCAAGAAAGAATAGAGTGGTATTATTATGAATTTTACAATCTATTAAAAGCGCAAGTTGAGGGTAATCCAAATAGACCACCAAGAAGAAATGAAAAAGTCGAAGCTAGCGATAATAGTTCCGTATCGGAATAGAAAAAAACAACTTGATAGATTTATCAAGCATATAGATAAGTTTTTTTCTGATAAAGATACAGATTATCATATTTTTGTAGTAGAACAATCAGATAACAAATCATTTAATCAGGGTAAGTTATTAAATATTGGTTTTGCTTCAACTATAAGAAAAGAATATCCATCTAATAGACAAAACTTTGATTCTGAGTTAAGAACAAGAACAAGTTATAGTTTAGCTAAGTCTTTTCGTAGGAAATGGAGAGACCATAAATGTTCTGATTGGGATTTTACTCATTATGCATTTCATGATGTTGACTTATTGCCAGAAAAAGATGTTGACTATTCGTATCCTGAATATCATCCAATACATCTTGCTGGTTACACAAGTGAATACGATTACCAATTACAATTTGCTGATTACTTTGGTGGTGTAACTTTATTTACAAGAGAACAATATGAGTTAGTAAATGGTAGGTCAAATAACTATTGGGGTTGGGGATTTGAGGATGATGATTTATTATTTAGATGTAAAGAAGCAGGATTACCAGTAGATAATAAATTTTTTGGTGTAAAACGACAAAATCTTTATGATTTTTTAACTTTTGATGGTTATGACGATTATATAAAAATAACTGTTACAGAAGAACTTAAAAAATTAACTCAAAATAGTTTTAGTGTTACAGTTAGTTTAAAACCAGATACACAACATCAAGTAGAAGATATACCTTACGATGAACACTTTGTATTTTCTATACCTGGTTATCATTGTGG